TATCGCCCATAGACGCTCTGGGAAGGATGAGGTTGCCCTACACTACTGTTGTGTGGCTGCCCATCTAAGGGTCGGGAACTACTGGTACATGCTCCCTGAGGCGGCACAGGCCCGTAAAGCGGTATGGGCTGCTGTAGACCCCACAAGGAAGCTAAGACGCATTGATATCGTCTTTCCCAAGGAGCTCAGGAAGAATCAAAGGGATTCAGATATGTGGATTGAGTTCCACAATGGGTCCACGTTTCAGGTGCTAGGGTCGGATAATTACAATAGCTACGTGGGCTCCCCACCTGTGGGGATTGTATTCAGTGAGTGGGCTCTGGCAGACCCATTGGCCTATGCTTACGTGCTCCCCATCATTGAGGAGAACGACGGCTGGTGTTTGTTTAATACCACCCCTCGAGGCCCGAATCATGCGAAGACTATGTTTGATGCGGCCAAGGGGAATCCTGATTGGTATGTAGGGCTTCATCCTGCGACTGAGACAGGATTGCTCAGTTCTCAACAGCTCAATGCCATCAAGACCGAGTACAGGACCAATTTCGGCGAGGTCTTGGGGAACAGCCTGTTCGAGCAGGAATACCTTTGTAGCTTTGAAGCGGCTGTTTTGGGCGCCGTGTATGGCTCAGAGATGCGAGCAGCACGAGAAGAGGGCAGGATTACCCGTGTCCCCTACGACCCAGCCCTTACCGTGGAAACATGGTGGGACTTGGGTTGGCGCGATCCGTGCGCGATATGGTTCATCCAACGCACTAAGGGCGGGGAACTCAGAGCCATTGACTACTATGAGCAATCCCTATCCGGACTTGACCATTACGCCAAGGTCTTGCATGACAAGGGCTATGTGTACTCAAAACACTACGCCCCTCATGACGCAGCCAAGGGGGAATTAGGCTCTGGGACCACACTGGTAGACCAGGCCAGCCAACTGGGGCTCAACCTCACGGTCCAGCCCGTGACCCGATTAGAGGCCGGCATCCAAGCCACAAGAGCCCTGATAGGTAAAATGGTGTTCGATGCCGAGAAGTGCGAACGCGGGGTTAACGCCCTGACGATGTACAAATACGAATACGATATGGAGCGCAAGCGGTTGTCTGCCAAACCTGTCCACGATTGGTCCTCACACGGTGCTGACGCCCTCAGAACAGGCGTAGGGACTAGAAGTGCAGAACGCCGCGCCCGCCCCGAATTACCACAGGTGGCGATAGTATGACCATTAGACAGGGTTTTGAGATTACAAAGGCGAAACGGCTGATTGCAGCTTTAGAGGAGAGGGTTGAGGCCCTGGAGGCCAGGGTGGAGGTATTGGAGCAGAAGCGCGGTCCTGGTAGGCCTAAGAAGGAAACTCATAAAGTGAACGGGACTGATGCCTGAGCCAATTGACGACACCCAATTAAAGGCCATTGCCCATGCCGAGATCCGTTCGGCTATGGGCGAGCTTACTGGCGACTTGGCCAATGAGCGGGCGGAAGCTATGGATTACTACTATGGCGAGCCCGTTGGGAAGCTCTATCAGCCGAATTCAGATCGATCCAGTGTTGTCATCACCACTCTGCGGGATACTGTGGAATGGATGATGCCCCAATTGATGAGGATGTTTGCCCAAGCCGATAAGGTTGTAGAGTTTCAGCCTGTAGGGCAGGAGGACGAGGAGGCTGCAGACCAAGAGACTCAAGCCATTAACCATGTCTTCTGGAGGCAGAACGAGGGCTTCCTGGTTCTATATACGTGGTTCAAGGACGCCCTTTTGCAGAAGAATGGGACGGTCAAGTATTGGGTTGAGGAATATGACGGTCGGGAGAAGGAAGAATATGATGGCTTGACAGACAGGGCCTTGATGGACCTCTTACAAGGCGGCGAGTATGAGGTCCTCGAGCACGAAACGAGTGAGGTCAAGTCCGTTACTGGCGAACCTCTCCATAAGGTGGTGGTTGAGCGTCTATACCCTGAGAAAAAGCTGTGTGTGGCAAACGTCCCCCCTGAAGAGTTTCTAATATCGGATGATGCCAAGAATCTGGATGTCCAAACTATTAGGCCGAGGATGGTCGGGCATCATACGGAGAAGACCGCTAGTGATTTGAGGGAGATGGGCTTCCCGGACTCTGCTGTTGAAGAGATGATGAAGGGGGATGACGAAGAGGAGAAGTATGACGCAGAGTGGACCGCTCGATATAACTACTCCGATGAACAGCAGGCATTAACGGGTGGTGCGGATTACGGGCACGAATCCCAGAAAAAGACCCGCCTATACGAGCTCTATATGGACATTGACCAGGATGGGGATGGTTATGCCGAGCTGCTGAAGATTTACATCGCCGGGGACTATATGGAGTATGAGGAATGCGATCATGTTCCTTTTGCCTGCCTAACCCCCTACATTAACCCCCACAAGCATCATGGCATGTCTGAATATGACATGGTGCACGACCTGCAAGAAATCGCCTCCCAGGTCTTTCGTAATGTTCTGGACAATATGTACCAGACGAACAATGTCCGGATAATTGCGAACGAGAATGTAGATCTTGACAGCCTGTTAGTGACCCGCCCCGGTGCCCCGATATATACCGACACCAAAGGCCCGGTGAATAACGATATTGCTCCGTTTGCGCCCCCGGTGATGTGGGAACATGGCCTCCAACTGATGGAGTATTTGGACACTATCAGGAAGGACAGGACAGGTATTGCGGATGAGACGTTGGGACTGAATGCCGAAACGATAGCGAATGCCAATACCGGGGTTATGCTCGAGGCGATGGAGGCCGCAAGGGGGAAGATTGAGCTGGTTGCACGGGTCTTTGCTGAAACTGGGATTAAATGGCTATTTCGTGGCCTCCATGAGTTAGCCAGGAAGAACTACGACCAAGAATTGAGATATGAGTTAAGGGGTGATTATGTCTCTGTCAGGCCCCAAGAGTGGAAGAAGCGTACAGATCTAACGATTAACGTCGGTACGGCTTCTGGTTCTCAGCAAAAGGAGTTGATGCGTCTGATGACCACTGGGGATATACAGTCCAAGATGGTCGAGATGGGTGGGCTGGGGATTACCGTCCTTCCAATGCACATGTATCAGACGGCCAAAGAGATTGCTGAGAATCTAGGGGCGAAGGATGGGAACAAGTATTTTCTGGACCCATTAGAGAGGATGGACCCGAGAGTCCAGCAATTGATTCAGATTCAGATGCCCCAACAGGGGCCGAGTCCAGAGGCACAGGCTTTACAGGCGAATGCCCAGATTGAGGGTCAGAAGGCTCAAATTCAGCAGCAGAAGAACGAGCAGGACTTTCAGATTCGTCAAGCTGAAATGCAACTGAAGCGTGAAGAAATGGAGATAAAGCAGAACATCGAAGGGTTGAAGGCTGAGTTGTCTAATCTACAAGCGTCAGCTAAGAACCAGACCGAGATTGAGAAGGTCCGAACGGATGCACAGGCCAAAGAGGTCCAGAACATGATCAAGGGCCTTGAGATACAGCTTGCCCGGCAGATGGACAAATACAAGGCCGACCTGCAAAGCATGACCCAGCTTGAAGTCAAAGCGATGGATTTGGAGAGCCAAGAGAGTATGGATATATTGAAGATGCTCGATCAGGCCGAGCAAAGAGCCGCACAAAGCCGACAAGAGGCCGAGAAAGACGCCACGGATGCGGAGCGTATTCGCAAGCAAATCGAGGACCAGCAAAACGTTCTGAAGAACGCTGAGAGTGCTTCTGCACAATCAGCTCAGGCCCAAGAAATCGCACGAAAGACTCAAGAGATGGTAGAGCAGGCCAACAAGAGCGTTGCATCTATTATGGACCGGCTGGTCGAGATGCAGGACAGCATGAATAAGCCTAAAGAGATCCAGAGGGATGAGTCTGGCAGGCCCGTGGCTGTCGGTGGTAAGCCCATCCAGTACAACGACGACGGGAGCATAAGACAAATTGGATGAGGTTGCCCTAAAACGGGCTATTCAGAAGGCAGACAAGACCCAGAAGGTCATTGATGCTTATAAGGATGCCTGGGACGAATTGGAGTCTGACTTGTGGCGTATGTGGAAGGGCACCAAGTCGGAAGATCGAGACAAGCGGGAGGAAATCTTCCGCGAATATCATGCTTCTCGAGCCTTGCAAGCCAAGCTAATCAAGGTGGTTAACGAGGGTAAGAAGGCCGAGGAAGAACTGAAACAACAGAAGGTGAGAGATGGCAACTGAAATTGCACACGAACCCGCAGCAGCCCGAGAGCCCCTAACCCTGAGCAAAGGTGCGGAGGTTCTCAGTGGCATTCTCAATCGTGAGGAGCCTCAGACCGAGGAAGCCCCTGTAGAAGCGGAACCAGTTGCCGAAGAAACCCCTCAAACAGAGGAAGTTGTTGAAGAACCGGAAAAGGAAGAGCCGGTTCAGGAAGTTGAGGCTACGGAAGAGCCTGCCAAGGAAGAGAGCGAAGATGTTACCTCTGAGGTTGAATTAGAGCCTGCCCAGGTAGCCCAGATGCTTGGTCTGGAGGAAGATGCCCTAGAAGTCGATGAAGATGGGGCCATTCAAGTCCACGCCAAGATTGACGGGAAGCCTGCCAAGGTCTCTTTGAAAGACCTCCGACATAGCTATGAGCTCGCGGAGACCCATGAAGAACGTCTCCGGCAGTTAGGAAGGGAGCGCAAGGCTTTTGAAGACGAAAGCAAGGCGCGTCTCGAGCGTATGGCAAATCAGGTTCAGGAGTTTGGTTCTCTAATGCAAACTCTGGAGGCTGACTATGCCGCAGATTTTCAATCCGTAAATTGGGACCAACTGAGGCAAGAAGACCCGGTAGAGTACAACGCGAAACGCTTGGACTATGAGGACCGAAAGAAACGTCTTGATGAATTCAGGACAAAAGGTCAGCAGCAGTATCAGGCATTTGAGGCTGAGCGCGGTCAGAAGTTGTTAGAGCAGCAGACTGAGGGTGCAAAGCATCTAGCGGAGGCTTTTTCGGGAACGGCGTACAAGGGTGCGCCTGAGTGGGGCGATAGTGAGAGCCAGAGGCTTGCTAAATGGATTCAGGAGCAAGGTTTTAGCGCTGAAGACATTGGTTCAGTAGGTGTCTGGCAGGTTTTCAAATGGGCCAGGGATTCGATGCTGAGAGAGCAGGAGCTCAGGACAGCAAAGGAGACCGTTAAGAAGGTCGTCAAGAAAACCAAGATCGCAAAACCAGGAAAACCCCAAGCTCCGGGAGCCCAAAAGAAGGCCAAGGATAAGGAATACAAGATGCGGCAGCGTAAGTCTGGCGGGAGTATGTCTACGACCGTGGACCGGATTAAGAACATTTTAAATGGATGAGGTAACACAATGGCTGTCCCAAAGAATACCTATGCGACATATGACAGCATAGGCAACCGGGAAGATTTGGCCGATGCAATCTATGACATCAGCCCGATTGATACTCCGGTTCTGAGTTCCATCGCTCGTGTCAGGGCGACGGGTATCAAACACGAATGGCAGACCGATAACCTGGCTGCCGCTACGGTCCAGGGTGCGGCGGAAGGTGACGACTTCGCGGCGAGCGCCCGGGTGCAGACTGTCCGACTGGATAACGAGACCATGATTTTCCGCAAGGATATCTCAGTCTCGCGTACCCAGAGGGTTGTTCAGACTGCGGGCCGCAGGGATGAGTATGCTTACCAGCTAGGTAAGGGCGGCAAAGAGCTCAAGCGTAATATCGAGAAGACCATTCTTGGCACGCAGGGCAAGGCTGTCTCCGGTACGGTTACCGCACGCTTGTCTGGTGGTCTCTTGACCTACCTCCCGTCAGGTACGGGTAATGTTGTCAAGAACCTTACGACCGCGAGCGTTACCTTCAATGGTAACGGTGCCACGGTAACGGGTACTTTCGCTGGTGGTGGCGCAACGGCTGGCAAGCTGAAGGTGTTGATTGACACCTGTGTTGGTCTCCTGTGGGATGACGGTTCCGATGCCAATGTGATCGTGTGTGGTAAGAATACCAAGCAGGGTCTCAGTGGTATGACTGGGATTGCCACCCTGTTCAGGGATGTCCCCCAGGGGAATCAGGGCGCGATAGTGGGCGCGGCTGATTTGTATGTGTCTGATTTCGGGGAGTTTGTAATTGTCCCCGATAGATTCATGGATACATCAAAGCCGTACTTCTACATCGTGGATTACGAGTATCTTGCACTTGCAGAGCTCGACCCGATTGATGTGGTTCCGATTGCAAAGACGGGTGATGCTGATAAGGCAATGATCTTGTGCGAAGCCTGCCTCGAGGTCCGTTCTACGGATGCTCACGGCGCAGTCCTCGCAGCGTTCAGCGCCTAAGCTTAACGGGGCACCTATCTCCTCCACTTTGGTAGGTGCCCCTTTTCTTTGGAGAATCTAATGGCTATTTACAAGAAAGGCCCAATGACGCCCGACGCATGTAATGGGAAGCCCAATACTGGTGCTCAGCCCAAAGGGGGTTACGGGTCCGCCGGCGCCCCATCAAAGGCCCAGAAGATGGGCGGCAAGAAGGGCGAGGGCTTGAGAATGAAGGCCAAACCCAACAAGCCTATGGGCGGATTTGGCACTCATGGCAAGCCTATGGAAAAGAAGCAGCAGATCCGCCAACCAATGGGCGACTATGCCTGTGATGGGATGGCGACACCCAAAACCCCGATCCCGAAAGACCAGAAAACGGGACGGTTTAATCTACCCAAAGGGAAGTTTGTCTAATGGAAGGTTCAAAGCCGAGCTCCACTGGAGCCAGAAAGACCGCACCCAGACCCACCAACCCCAATAAGAAGCTCCCCTACAGTCTGAATAAGCCAGGCCAGGGGCCGGGGGAATCGGATGTTCCTATGAGTGTTCGGCGGTTTGTGCGCGGCTTGACGAAACAGGTTCCTTTGCCAAAATGACTAAGAAAATCCTTGACCATGATCCCCTAACCAATACAACGGATTACATCCATTTGGACGGGACGGGTAAGGCTGTTATCGAGTCCATCCAGGACTGTGAACCTGTCTTGGATTACAACGCCGAGATGGCCGAGTTTTTCAATAAGAAGGGCGATTGGTGGCGGATCGGTAGCGTCCCCCTCTCTGTTTGTATGGAATGGTCTAAGGAATGCGGAGCCAAACCATTTACAAGGGAATGGCAGGCTTATGCGAAGAAGAAGCTTCATGAGTCTGAGAATAGGAAGCTCAATCCTAATAGGATTCGGTTCTGATGCTCTCACAGCCTGAGAAGACCGCTAAATACGAACAGTGTATCGAATTCTCTAAATCAGACCCCAACAAAGCCCTCCAGTTGGCCCTCGAGCTCTTGGATAGCGATCCAGATGACGCGATGGCTATGTTCCAAGCGAGCAAGATTCTGCTAGACCAGAATAGAAAGGGCCTTGCTTACAACCTGATGGCCCGGGCTGTTAAGCAAAGACCTGACATCCCCGAGATGTGGATTCAGTACGGTCAGGCTCATGGGGAGACCCCAGAGCAATGGGGTAAGGCCGAATGGTGCTATAGGAAAGCCATTAAAACGGGTGCCAAGATCGACAAAGACATGGTACTGGCCAAAGAGTGCATCGGCACCCTTGAATACCTCAGAGGGGACTACGATAAAGCCATAGAGTACATGGATGAGGCGATTAAGACCCGCCCTGAGTCAGTTAATGCGAGAAGTACCAAGGCATTTTGTCATTTGGCAAAACACGAATGGACGCAGGGGTGGAAAGAATACGAATCCATGCTAGGTAAAAGGCGCGAGGCGTATGCTTATGGGGATGAGCCTGAATGGGATGGAACCCCGGGGAAACGGCTGATTATCTCTGGGGAACAGGGGATTGGCGATGAGATTATGTATGCCTCCTGTTTCAATGATGTTCTCGAGATGTCCCCCCATGTAGTCGTTGAGTGTATGCCCCGACTTGAAAAGCTCTTTAAGCGGTCCTTCCCGGGATTAGCGGCTGTCTATGGGTCGAGATGGGATAATCACGTTGTATGGGGGGAAGACCATGCCCCGGACGCACATGTGGCAATGGCAAGCCTTCCCAAGCATCTCAGGAACAAAGATGAAGATTTCCCTGGAACGCCGTACCTCAGACCTGATCCGGATATCGTTGACGCCGTTAAGGGTTTGTTATCACCCCTTGGGGCAAAGCCTAATATCGGGATTGCATGGACGGGTGGATCTGACAGAACCCGAGGTCACCTTAGAACTCGTACACTTGAGGAGCTTACTCCTGTTCTTAGAACACCTGGAGTCAACTGGATATCTCTCGAATATTACAACCGTGACCAGGAAATCGGGGAATATCACAGCAACCGCGGTGTTCCCATACACGTATATGAGTGGCTCACCGCCAGAGGGCTTGATTACGATCTCACCGCAGCGCTTATCTCACAGCTTGACTTAGTAATCAGCGTTCCCACAACCGGGGTGCAAGTGGCTGGAGGATTGGGGGTTGAGACGTGGTGTATCGTTCCTAAACACACGGGTTGGATGTTTGCCGGGGAAACCTATCCGTGGGCTAAGAGTGTCCATGCTTTCCAGAATCCTCCCATGAAAGATTTGGAAGATAAATTGAAACAATGGCTTTTAGATCGTGATGTCAAGGCAGCTTAATGGCGATTAACACCTA